GTCGGTTTATGATATATTTTAACTACATCCCATTTACCAAATAGGTTTGGGTTTAATGAAATTAAATTTTCATCCCAGTTTTGGAGCTGATTAGTTACACATATTGTTCTGCCTGGTCCAAATCCGGACAAAAACACTAATACTAGTTTTCCTTAATATCTTTCATAGTAATTCTTTCCTCCCGGACCTCCAAGTTATCCATAAGCTCGCCGAGATAAGCTAGCTGCTGGGTGAACTTGTCCGCCTTGGTATTCTTGTCATCCCACAGCAGCATCACTTTCTCCATTTCTACCACCATCTCATTAGGATTCTTCTTGTTTTTCTTATTCTTGCGAGGTCTGGATACATTGATCAGGCAGCGGAAGATCTCCATGAGCTTTTCATAAAGAGCATCCATAGTCAGTGGAGATCGGGTGATGACAATCTCCTCGGTGGAGTCCGCTTCGGCATACTTGCGGGCTTTGTCTCTTATAAACTGTTCCAATCCGGTGCGAGCTACAACACCTTGCGGGCAGCTATCTACGAAAGCATAGGAATCTTTCATGAATTCGTCTATAGGCAGATCCAGCCGATCCAGCTTGGAGTTATATATAAGATTGCATAAGGATTTGAGTCTTCGGATAGCCGCAAAGGAATAGGTATTGTTTCGGCGGCAGTGTTCGAACATCTCCTTGATATCCGAGATATCAAACATCTTGGAAAAAGACACTACCAACGGCACCACTTTCTCGAAGACTTCTATATTCTTGACTATCATAATCTTATTCAACTCATCATTCTTCCAGTCCGGTCCTTTCTTGATATCATACAGACCCTTCATGACATCATTGAAGATATAAAGCCGGTCTTCGGTGATGATATCCAGCAGTTCAGCCACTAATGACGTATTAGTTGCTTCATAGCTGTGCTTTACACTGGTCAAAAGATTCTTGATACTGTCATCTACTACAAAGTCCTCCGAAATATTGCCTTTAAACTCACCTAGTTCTTTAGCATTATATTGATATCCATAGGAAAGGATACCTTTAATTAACACAGGTAGCTGCTGTACATATATCCGGTATTTCCGTTCGAACATAATGATCTTATAAGCAATCTCGTTTAAGTAATATTTGTTCTCCACATCATTATATTCTATAAATTTATTATCCCTTATAATGCTGGCTACTAAGGAATTATACCTATATTCTATAGGATTTCTCTCTATCATGGCGTTACAGGCCCGGACAATGGAATGCACATTCTTGATTTCATCCTCGTTCAGAGCGAAATTACATGGAGTATAGTCTATGATATCCAAAGAATCTCCATCCGCATTTTTCCGATTGATATAGATGTTGATAAATAAATCATGGGATCGGAGACGATTGGCGAACTGCTCTATCTCCTGAGGCATCCAGAGGTCATTGAAATATATATTGAAGTCGAAACGGTCTAGAATATCCACGCCCACGGAGAGATAGGTAGAACAAAGCAAGATATTAGTCTTATCCACCGTTTTCATGATATTGACCTTATCCATGAAATCTTCTCCGACATTGGATTTCTTGTAGTAATTGACAATAGGCCGTTCATATATGAAATACTCCGTTCTCAAGAAGTAAGATACTAATTCCTCGATCTGTTCTTTGAAAAGAGATCCCTTGTTTGTTGGAAATAAAACTCGGACACCGTTAGCTACATCCCGAGCCATGGCCTGACACATATAACATAGATTATCAATAGGTTTTCCGGTGATCCTGATATTGATATTCTTCTTCCGGACATCTTCTTTAATGACTTTCAGATGCACAAGATCTTCAAAGAAAATGGTTTCTCCCACCGGAGTGCCGGACATCAGCACCACCGGAACCTCGGAGTTCCGGATTTTCTCCACGACCTTAGCCATCACCGGACGATATTCCGATTGGAACATGAGGTGAGATTCGTCTATGAAGATATAATCGAAACCCATCTCCTTGACTTCCATCAGGTTCAGACGCGAGAACTTGTCTATGGTCATGCATATACCCATCCTGTCCCATTTAGGGGATTTGTTGCCGTAAGAATAATCCCAGTTGGGATTGCCTTCAATCTTAGACTTGATGGTGGATGTGAAGGGCATTACCAGGAGTATGCGCTTGCCATCTTTATCTACTAGGGATTTGACCATCTCGGTCTTGCCTACACCGGCACCAGCGTCTATCAGAGAGATCATACCCAGAGAATCCATAAGTTTCTGCTTGATGTCTCCCAAGTATTGGTTTTTAGTGATATTGAATACTATTGTATTAGCGGATTCTTTAAGCAAAGTAGGATTATCGATGACTTCTATGTTGTTAGCTAATCGGTCGGTACCCGGCTCTTCTACTTGAGGCTTATCAATAGAAATATTAAATCCGTGATATTTGTTGAGCTGGTTTATAGCCCATTCGTCGATAGGCTTGTCATGAGTATGGGCGGTAGTGCAGTCCGCCTGAATTTCCTTGGTAGATATACTAGAAGAACATATCATCCGCATGTATTTGAACCCCTGTTCCAGTCCATAAAGTTTCACCAGAGTATTGGCCAGACGCCATCTTTCAAAGTGCTTGTAGTGGACTTTATTGTGAGTATCTACTTCCAGTTCAGGAGCGTTTTTGATATTTATCTCCGGTTTATCCTCCGTATCTTCAAACCATTCCCAACGTTTGAATATTTCCTTGAGATCCGGATAGCTGACCCAGTCCACATCGGGGTGTCCCATATCTTCCACATTATCGAAGTTCACATATATAAAATCCTCGAAGAATCCTGAGTTGATAAGCGGCGCCGGATCATATCCGATAAAAGCCCCCTGCTGAGGTTTGAACATAGCCATGTCCAGCCATTTGAGCAGGATATCTTTAGAAATAGGGTTACCATCTTCATCCTTCATATCTTCTAAGACCTTGATACAGGCTAGATAGACAAAGGAATATTTATGACGATAGTTGACTAAGTATAGAAGTTTCTTCTTTCGGGAATCATCGGACTGCGGTATGCGTATCTTGGTATATATATGCAGACCTTTGCCGGAGGAAGAGAAGGCCACTCCGAAGAACCAGTTATACTTTTTCAGGCGCTTGAAAAGTTCTTTTTTGAGATAAGCGGCATATTCCCGATTCTTGATATCCATATCTATAACTTGAAACCCATTCCATTTGTCATAAGCATTAGAACCAATAGGACGAATTCCATCACAAGAGCTATAGACGACACTCCGGCGTTCTTTGATGATGTTAGCGCGCGCCGGATTGGTCAGCGTTTCCAGAAGATCATAAAGGGTAGCGATACGGCCTACTTTTCCCTTGATAGAATCTATAATAGTGATAGATGGGGTGGAAGCCCGTTCTTTCCACGATTCCCGTTCTTCGGATTCACATTCGAGAATATTAGGTTTTGAAAATTTCTGCTTAGCATAGAATTGATATATAGAAAGATGTACGGGGGTATGCAATACCCGGTACTGTTGCAGAGCTTCATTAAGACTTGTATTATCCATATCTGATAAATTATAATCTTATATATACTCCGGCATCATAACATTAAGG